ACTGACGGTCACCGTCCGCGTTTCGTCGACATTCTGATCGGCAAACGGACCGTTCACCAGTGGCGCGACATCGTAGACGAAGGTTTCGGCACCGGTGCGCGTCAGGCGTGCGGGCGGATGGTTTTCGTGGTCGAGATATAGCCGATCGTAGCTTTGCTGGAACGACACATAGGGCGCTTCCGCCGCCGTATAGGGCACGATCACTTCATAGGGCACGCCCGGCGCGGTCTCGATCCGGCCGCCATTGGTGTAGAAGCGGAGGCGATAGTCGCTCCACTCGATCACATAATCCTGCGTGAGGTTGAAGCGGAACTCGGTCACCCACTGCGCGGTCGGCGCGGCAGGCCGAATATATTCAAAGCCCGGCCGCTTCACCAACGCCCCCTCGACCGTGGGCACGAAGTTCTCGCACGTGTCCATGCCGACGGACCAGATCGCCGTGTCGACACGGCCACCCATGCGCGGCGAAAGCTCGCCGCCGTTGAAGCTGGTTGCGATTGGGCGCTGCAGCGTCATCAGGGCCAAATCCAGGGAGAATTTCCATAAAGCGGCCCGCGCGCCGCGCCGCTGGTACGCGCCAGTTCCCAGTCGGTAGGCTCCCACACGATCTGCGGATTTTCGCGCGCATCGACACGGCGCGCATCCGACAACGCTTCGCGATACGTTCGAAACGCATCATCCTTGCGCCCCCGGTCACCAGTGATGCGATCGGCAATCGCCCAACCGAGGCGGCGCGCAAAGACGACCACGAACAGATCATCCCACAGGGCCGGTTCCTCGACATCCGCCAGATAGCGGATTGGCAGCGGCCCGGTGCTGTTGCTGAGGATGCAATTGCCCTCGAGCTGGTAATCGCGGCGATTGGCGCTTGCCGCGCGGCCCAGCACCTCGACCAGGCGCACGCTGTCCGCAGGCATTTTGAACGATGCGCCCCACGGGAACGGCACTTCGTCGAGAGCGAGTGCGGCAAGTTGCTGCCGCCGCATCGCGAAATTCCAGGTATGGGCGCGGATTACCGCGCGCCGCTCGATATCCCATACTGCCTTTATCGAACGCGACAGATGCGTGTCGTCGTCGATCGACCGAAGCTGATCGTCCTCGCCAATACCGGAGGCCGCCAAATTGGCGATAGAGACGTAATCCGCCATCGATCAGCTCACAGCAGCGGCCATTTGGACGCGAAGATTTTCTGTTCGAGCGCCTCGATCATCATCAGGGCATCGCCCTTGCTGATCTTGGTGACGTCGATGTTGAGCGACATCGTGTCGCTTTGCGCTTCTGCGGTCCCCGCCGTGACGGCGATGTCCTTAAGGGTATTCTTGCCGCGCTGGATTGTCAGTTTGACCTGGGCCATCGATCGTTCCCTTGCCTTGGTTCACGGGGGTTCTTGTGGTTACCGGGGTGGTGGAGATCGGCCACCACCCCGGCCTCAGGCCATGACGCCACCACAGGTCAGGCCGAGATCGTGACCGCTAATTCGCGGTCGTATATTCGATGTCGAACCCGGCGATGACGCCCGCAGCAATCCCGGCCACGGCAAACGTCGCCCACAGGTCTTCATCGGCTGTATTGGGGTCGAGCACGAAGGCCGATGCCTTGGGTCCGAGCGGCGTGGGGACATCGGTTGCGGTCAGCGTTTTTGCATTGACATATTTCGACGGCGTCGTTGTCGTACCGATCGAAATCGTGGTCGTAGCGAAGGATGTGTCCGTGACGGCCGAGATCGCATGAAGCGATGCCCCCTGCGGCAGTTTACCTAGATATAGCCGATCACCGACGGCCAGCGCGGTTGCGGGCTTGGTCGAGCGCACGCGGCGCTTCTTGCCCCCAACCATGCGAACGTCGAGCTTCTTCGGCGGGTTCTGGCTACCGTCGGCAGCACCGACAAATTCCAGGCCATAATAATCAGCCATGTTGTGTCTCCTATGGAGAGAGCGGCGTCCGCGACCGGACGCCGCGCCCAGGGGTTACTGCTGCTCGCTGTTGAGGATGATGCCGACCTTGCCCGCCTGCGTGCGCGTCGCCGCGACCGTGGTGCCAGCGAACACGCTGCGGGTATCGACCTTTTGCGGCTGATCCTTGATCGCCGTGCGCAGCTTGCGCCACACACCCTTGCGGATCCCGGAGCGCGTCCAGAACGGGTTTTTGGTATAGCCGTTGGCATCGACCGTGAGGCCAAGTTTGAAGGCGCGCAGCCGGGGGTTGCGCAGCTCCATATGGACGAAATTCCACCCGAGCAGCGACATGATCCGGCCCTTCACGAAGGTGCCGCCATAGGCACCCTTGAAGTCGGCCGATGTGGCGGGCACCTCGCTTAGCAACTGGGCATTCTGCACGGCGTCGATCACCATGAAGCGCTCTTCTTCCTGGTCGACGAAGCTCTGGTCGAGGGTCTGCCCCGCCAGGATCAGTTTCGCGACATTCATGCCGGTTGCGCCCGCCGCCGCGCCCGTGGTGACCGGGATAATCTGGCCAGCGGGAAACGGTGTGGAAACCGTGCCATCCTTGCCCGAGATGATCGGGCCATAAGCACCTTCCAGCACGCGGCTGTCCTGCGCGCGGTTGATCGTCGCCATCGCCGCCATGGTATAGCCGCCGTCGAGGCTGATCTTGGTGGCAAGCTGATCGGACCCGTCGACGAACTTGTTGAAATAGAGTTCGTTCGGCTTGACGATCCACACGCGATCGTGGCCGGGGTCGGTTTCCTTCAAGTCGGCGAAGCGTTCGTCCGCTTCCTCCGGATCGGTGTCGCCGATCAGATCCTTGACGGTTTCCTTCTCGGCACTGGTGCAGTCCTGTTCTTCACAGGTGTCCCAAAGAACCGCTTTGTTCGACTGGAGCTTGAGTTCGAGATTGTTGGCGAACTCATAATTTGCAGTTGTGTTGACTGTATCAGCCATGGGATGGCCCTCGCGAAAAAGGTTTGATCCGATTTCGAAGGGCTAGGGGGCGCACAGGCCCGGCCGCTCTATCGTTTAACGCCCGCGATCGGCGACGCCATCCAGCGTGGGGCCCGGGGCGACGAGGCTAGGCCAGGACTTAGCCGGGGGATTGGGAGCGGCTCCCCCGAGGCCGATCGTGAAATCTCACGCCGCGACTCGCGCGTCAAGCTGGGTTTTCGATATTTTTATAGTTGCTCCTGCGCCTTTGCTTTGCCCGCTGCTGCCGCCGCGTTCAGGCGGTCCCACCGGGCACGCTCGGGCGATCCGACCACCATCACTTTCTTTTGGATTTCGGGGTCAGACTTCATTCGGTCCAGCTCGGCCTGTGCCTCGGCCCCCGTCACGCCGAACCGGCCTTTTCCACCCGTGATCCTCGTGTCCTCGGCCATGCCTGCGCCGAGCTTGGAGAATATATCCAGCGCTCTTCCAGCCCCTCCTGGCATGGATCGGAAATACATCAGGTCGGCCTGAGTTAAACTCAATGCGCGGGCCGCTGCATCGATGTGCGACATCTGCTCATTGGCTTTCGCACCCTGTTGCTTGAGCCATTCCCGTGCCTGATTGTCCTGCTTCGCGCTTTCCGCCGCCGCCTCGTCCATCTGCAATTTGATGAAGTCGGTCACCAGGCCCTCGAACGCGGCCTTGGGGACAGCGTGTTTGAGCGCGCTCTCCCGCAGCGAGTTGATCAAAGGCTCGTTGAGCGGCACGCCTTCGGGTGCCTTGATCTCATAGCCGTCAACCTTGTCGGGCACGCCGATCGCGGCCTTGAAGGCGGCGATATCCTCCGGCTTCGCATCTTCGCCCGGCACCTTGATCCGGCCGTTTTCGCGCAAGGCCCGCTCGGTATCGCGCGCGATCTTGGTCAGGCCGTCAAGATCCTTCACGCCCTTGGCCGCCAGCCAGTCACGGTTCGAGCTGGTCTCGCCATCCTTCGTCTCGGCCGATACCTTTTCGAACCAGTCGGGAACCGCAGCGCTTCCATCGGCCACGCCGCCCTCAACGGCAGGTGCCCCCGGCTGTGCGCCGCCGCTCTCTGCCGCGCCAGGCGCACCACCACCAGTCACTCCCGCACTTCCGATCAAATCCATCGCGCCGCCGCCGGTTGCGCCGCCATCTGCCCCGCTCTCGCCATCAATTGCCATCGTCGATCTCCATGAGTTTCTGGACTGCCGCCTCGTCCAGGTTGAGGTAGGTTGTGATCCGGTCGAACACCTCGCGTCGCCCAATCCGCCGCGCCATCACCAGCGGATCCTGCGAAAACAGCAGCCGGCGATTGTTGGGATGCGCGAAGCAAAAGTCGCGCAGGTCGGCGAGCACGCGCTGCGCCGACACGCGCAGGCGCTCCTCGTCGGTCAGGAACAGCCGACGCCACACCGTCACCGGCGTCTGCCACCCCGCGAACAGATCCTTGAAGCTGCGCGACACGCGCACCGCATGGATCCGGCGTTCGTTCTTGCTGATCATGCGCCCAGCCCCCGATCTGCGATCTCTTTGCGGGCTGCGCGACTGTCCTGATGTCGCAGGGACGATATAAACCGATCACCGTTCCGCAGCACGAATGTCCGCATGCTGCGCTTGCGACATACGCAAATGGCAGTAACGATCGGACTCATGCCGCCGCACTCAGGCTGCTCGCGCGCGCGAGGTCGCTCGCCGCCGATGCCGCTCCCTGCAATTGCTCGACGCCGGATGCCGCTGCCTTGCTGTCGTCACGCGCCTTGCGCTTCGCCGCGACCTGATCGGGCGTTGCGATCCAACTGGGCCGCACGCCCAGCACATCGCCAAGGCCCGGTGCCGCCGCATCGACATCGATATGATCGAACACCGCGCCATCATCGACTTGCGCCAGCGGAGCCATCGCCTCGATCCAGCGGGTCAGGCCCGCCGCTTCCTCGGCGCGGGCCATGCGCGACAGCGGGTTTTCATATTCGATCACCGGATAGGCCCCGGCTTCGATAACCTCATCCGGAAAGGGTTCGATCTGGCGCGCGCGCAACGCGAGGTCGAGATCGCGTTGCGTCACCGGATTTTGCTTCTCGCTTTCGTAGCGCCCGGCATAAGGCGCGACGAGCACGCCCTGTTTTGCGACCATTTCCAGCACTTGCGTCGCGGTCATGCGATCCCCCGGATCGGTCAGGATCTTGAAGAAATCCTCCAGGAACGCGGTCTTGACCACGGCGCGCTCGCTTTGCTGCATTTCAAGGCCGATCGGCAGGTTTGATCCGGTCGGCATCGGCGCGACCATCAACTGCCCCTGTTCGTTGACCAGGCCGGGATTGGCCCCGCCCGGCCGCGTCACCAGCGAGGTGATGCCGTCATCGTCGAAAAAGGCGAGCGCGGGATCGACCATCTTGTGGGCGGACCGCAGGATCGTCTGCGCCATCTGGTTGAGGCCCTTGATCGTCGGGAGCACCTTGATCGTGGGCGACCGGCCATAGATATCGCCCGGCCCGGTCACGTGCCGCGAGACCGAAATCGGCATCGAATGGAAGCCCTTGCGCCGCAGGATCACCTTGTCGGCGATGGCGATGGTAATGCTGTCGATCGCCATACTGCGCCGGTCGAGCGCGTCGGGTTGCAAATCGCCATTGGGGCAGACGATGTGCAGGATCTCGAATTCCTCATCGAGTTTGTTGCGCTGGATAGCCTCGCGCATCTTGCCGGTGAGCGCGTCGGCACCGAATTCCTGTAAGCACTGGCGCGCCGTCCGCTTGTATTTGCGGTGCACCGTATCGATGCGCCCGGCAAAGTCCTCGTCGATGTAACATTCCGACAGGTGCAGCGCCTTGTAGAACAGGCCGACGCCCTTGCGTTCGCCGGTCCACAGCGGGCCGGTGCCATAGCTGCCGAGCTGGCGAAAATCCTCCTGGGCCTGCACTTCGAACCCGGCATGGGGCGCATAGCGGATCGCATGAAGGCGATCGCCCGCGCGCTCGCACCACCGCCGCACCGCCGGGATCTTGTCGAGATCCTTATCGCCGAAGCGCAGCCGGATATATTGGGTGTTACGCGGGATCGTGATGCCCGCCATCGCCGCGCAAAAGCGATCGAGGCTTTCCACCGCCGTCACATCGAAATTGGCCGCGCCGTGGATGGTGCCGGGCGTATTCTTGCTCCAGCCACCGGCACCCAGCGGATTGACGCGCTCGTCGATTTCCCGCCACAGGCTTTCCATCGGCGCGCGCAACGCCGCCAGGCGGTCATGATTGCGCAGATGCGCCTTGACCAGATCGTCATCCTGCAGCGTATCGTCGGCCATCGGAATTTCCCTGTTGGAAGAAACGGGCGCGACCACCGCGCGCCCGCATCTGTCGGTTAGAAGTAGATGTCGTCTGCGATGTTGACGGTGCTGCCGGTCGCGACGTTGATGACATCGCTGCGCTTGCAATAGGCGACCTGTTTTCCGTCGATCAGCAGCGCATACCCATCGATCGCATAGCCGCCCTGGCCATTGGCCGGGCCGTGGACCGTCACCGCGTCGCGCAGCATCTTGCCGAGCGTGTGATCCCGCCACACATCGCCGGTGACGACGATCGGCGCGATCCCGGTAATTTCCCGCGTGCCGTCGCTCAGCACGATTTCGACCTTTTTGCCGCCC